CAGTACCCGTTACGTCGATGCCTGATGGGTTTACGGTTAGGCGGTAAGCTGAGCCGTCCCAGAATCCAATCGCATTCGCGCCACCCGCACCACTGAATAAAGTCCAGCTACTTGAATACTGAGGAGCATTTACGTTAATGGAAGTCACGCCCGCTACATTTGACAGCGTTAAATTATTGGCAGTTGCAGTACCCGTGATGTCTACGCCTGTGGCGGTGGTGGCTAGTTTGGCTGACCCATCGTAATACAGAGTAGCCGCACCGTTTTCAGCAAAACGCGCCATGTTTTCATTATTAGCGGCGTTGTTAATAATTAGCTGGTTTGATGCAATGTATAGATTGCCTGTACCCGACGTGTCATTTATATAGCTGTTTGACCCGTCGTGATAAATACGCAAGTCTGGGCCAGCACCGAAGATGGCTTTGCTGTCGTCTGCAAACGTAATGTCGTCGCCCGTACTAACCGCTATATTTGTGCCGCCAGTAGTATTACCGTTAACTAATATTTCTGATAGTTCGTTATTTGCAGTAATTTGAGAATCTACATAAGCTTTAATAGATTGTTGAGTAGCAAGAGCTGTATCACTATTTGTAACTAAATTATCTTCATCTAAAATTACAGTGACAGTAGATCCGGTTGAGAGAGTGAGGCTGTCAATGCTTGCTGTACCATCAATAAACAAATCTTTAAATTGTAAACTTCCTGATCCAAGATCAATATCATTAGTAGTAACAGGCACAATACTACCATCTTGAATACGAATTTGTTCTGTAGAAACTCCTGCAACTTCAACATACACTCCCCATCTGTTATTACTACTGTCTATTTCAATTTTATTTAAAAAATCAAGATCGCCAATTTTAGGAATGTTACCGCCTTCGCCTGTGCTGCCATCGTGTCTATGTCCAGTAGCAGCTGAATCAGAAGAAGAATAGCTAAAAGCATTTAGAAGTTGGTTGTATTCGTTGTTAAATAGCGATGCAGTAATTGTATCGCCATCAGAAAAAGAACTTTGTCGTATATAATTTTGTGCCATTAACTTTATCTCCTGCCTGTAGGCATATAATCTATGTATAATCCATTTATAGCATAAGGTGCATTTTGATCATCGCTAAATATTTTAAAGCTACAAGTATTGCCCGTTCCTTCTACAGCTTGTCTAACCATTGGATCATTAGTACCTCCAAAAATAGCAAAATTAAATAAAGCTGTTCCAAAAATAGCTGGTAAAGGTATAGAGTTTAAAACATAATCTTGAGGTTGAGCAATATTTACATCATCATAATCATATCTTATTCTTACAGAAGGTCTTATTTCTCCTTCAGGACTTAATGAAACTCTAATATTTTTAATTGTTTTACGTGTTCCTACATCTCCAAAATCAAAATCAGGGGTTAAATAAACAGCTCTAATATTTGCAGGAGTGCCTGCAGGAGTAAAATAATTTCCTTGGTCATGGTAGTATATATAACCGTCTTTATCGCCATGAAAGTATCTTTCTATTTTATTACTATCAAAAGAAGAAGAGATACTTAAAGCTTGTATTCCTAAAGTTTCAGACCATTCAAAACCATTAGAAGTTAAAGAACCTATAATCCCTTTACAAGTACTTGATTCAGCATTTTCAAGAGAATAAAAAAGTCTATATTGAGATTTATTTCTAATGACTATACTTGAAATAATATAAGAGCTTAAAGAAGCAGCAATAGTTTTTGTTATTTTTTGTATTTGTCTACTTACAGAACTTAACTCTACGTCACCTATTCGTTCTGTTCCTGCAATAGTTCTTATTCCATCAGGAGCTAAAAATAATAAATCTCCTCCAATTTCTTGAATACTGTAGCCGCTTAAGCATCCTATATTGTTTGTTACTTGTACTACTCTAAGAGTTGCTGGGTCATTAATATTTTCTAATCTATGTATTGTGTTTTCACAAAAAATATAAAGATTATCTCTAAAACTTTTTATACCTAAAATTTCATCTGAAATAGAAACCGCACCAGAACCTGTACCTGTAAAATCTCTATCGTCATTTGTTTTACTATAGTAAACTGTAGAAGGACTATTAACAGGATCTACAATACATAAATGTTTATCGTGTTCTTCTACGTACTGACCAGCGGCAGGCGTAGAAAGTTCTTCGTATATAAATAAACGTCCTGCTCCTGTACCATCAATATGAAAATGAGCTACTTTATCTCCACCAGCTGTTGCTATAGTTAACGCCCCATACTGGCTATTAGTGTGTCCTGTAGGCGCTCTCATCAAAACAAACTGTGCTTGCCCTTGTTGAGGTCTATCTAACTCTGTTTGCAAACTTAAATTAGATTCAATGACTCCAACATGTCCTGTATCGTAATTAATTTGAGTCCAGTTTATGCCGTTTTCACTATAATAAATACTTGTTCCTACACAAACAACTACCCCTAAAGCATAGGGAAAAACGCCATGTATAGTATTTCCTGCTTCTGGCCTTACTGCACTTTCACCGCCATAAACATTAAAGCCGTTAATGCGTCTGTATCCACCGTCAGAGTCTACTTCAAAGTTTACTAACTCTCTAGCAACTCCGGGCTGCGCCAACATTTCTAGCTGATTTAAATTAGTATTTAAACCGCCTCTGCATGATATACCAAAAGGTTGTGACATTAGACAAATCTCATTCTATCGTCTTTAATATAATCCGGTGTAGGGTTCATTAAATTTAATTTCATGAGCTTAAGACCACGTTTATAATCCTCTAATGAAAAAGAAGACATCTGAGGATTTTCTTTAAACTGATAAACATAATAACGCGCTCTAGCAATTAAAACTGGTTTGTAGATATTAGGAAAAACAATCTGATCTGAATAAATACTTAGCTCTGTTGGAAGTTTATATGCAAAAAACCAGACGCGATATACTTTGTCTGGTATGGGGCTTAAACCTATTTTACGATTATCAGGGCTTTTAATAACTATAGAAGGTACACCATAATTTTGCGTGTCTGCTTCATCTTGATTTTCTGAAATGCGTCTAAAATCTTTCCAGTCTTCTGTTGTAGAATAAGTTAAATTTTTCATTATGTAGGGAGTAGTTTCACCTGCTACATCTTTTGTAGTAATATAAAAATTATCCCAGTCTACATAACCATAGTCTTCTACTAAACTAGAAGAAGCGGGTTTCATAGTATACCAGCGTGTACCAGCAACAGTTTCCACATACGTATTTCCGTACATGTTATTGCTAGATCCACTTAGGTCTAAAGCAAGAAAAGGCCATTGAGGCTCTTCATTTACAATATCTAAATATGCACGATTTACACAGTCTTTAACGTGTTGTTGAATGCCTAGAGCATCAGCAAAGTTAGCTGAAGTTAGAGGAACTTCGTTCATCTCTCTTAGAACTTCATTTGTTATATCTAGATAATTAGCCACCATTTATTTTAGCCTTTTTGTTTTTTCTTTTTTTTATGCATTACACCACCGCACATTTTACCTACTCTTTTTTCCATATCTCCACAGCTAGAATAAGTTTGCTTCATTCTTTATCCCCCAATTTTTTATTTTTAAAAATACGATTATAGTTTTCATCGTAGTTTTTTTTATTTTCACCTACGTAAAAACTTCCAGTCATTCCTAAAATTCTTTTTTTATTTCTTTGTCCACTTTTAAGGATAACAGGTTTGTTATCATTTCCTATCTGTGGCATGTAAACTCCTTAAAAATGGGGGAGTATTTCATCCCCCACGCTTTATTAGTCAACAGTGTAAAAAGCTGAAACCAGAGCGTCTGGTCGCAACACTTTAGCGCCGTATACATGAAGACCACGTACAATGTCACCAAAACTTGAGGGGTCACGAATGACTTCAGTAGTGGTGATTGTCTGAGCCGTAGCCGTAGAAGACATGTGACCAGCCATAACTTTACCAGTAGCCGTAGAGGTAGCACCGATATTATTAGACTTGTACATGTTGAACCCACGCAGCTTGCCAGAAGATACCAAACCGTTTCGGATTGATCCTTGGCCTGCGTTGAAGTCTACAGACAACAACTTAGATCCTGACTGAGAAAGTTCTTCGTAGAAAGCAGGGCCAGCTACGAACCAACGTCCTTCTTCAGGAATATTTTGCTCGTCAAGAAGACGGGCCATACGTGCCATAAGGTCGATTGCGTCAACACCGCTACCATCTGAACCAAGAAGGTCAACAGAAGCAGTCGTTTCTGCTACACCGCCTGTACCAGCAGCAGCGTCAGCACCAATAATATGGTCTGGGCCAGAAGCAGATACGCCAGCAAACATCTTAGCCAATACGCCTACATCAAAAGCATCACGCAAAGCGTAAGCAGCAGATGAAGTAGCAACGTCACGGAAATTAATGTGAGACATTTGCGTTTCAATATCATCAACGATGAATTTAAAAGCGTTAGCAATATCTACGACCATCGTAATTTCAGTGTCGGTTAAGTTAGTTTTAGCAGCGTCTTGTCCACGCTCGTACTGATCAACAGTGATTACAGGTTCTTTAATGATTTTAACGGTATCACCGTAACCAGAAATTTCACCTGCATAATCCGTATTGGTAATTGCTTCTACTACAGAAGCTTTACGGAAAAAGTTGAGTACTTGCTTGGAATATAACTGAGGTAGCCAGTTAGTTGATCCCGCAAAGTTAGTTGGGGTTGTTGCAAATTCAAACCCTTGATCTGATGTATTTTGTGCCATTTTAAATATCTCCTAAGTAGAAAAGTTTAGCCTCGCACAACACGTCCTTCAATAAGAGCTTCACGAATTTCTTCTTCGTACTTATCAAATTGATCTAAGGACATCTTGGCGATTTCGCTTTCTGTCCAAATTTTTGCCTGTTTAGCATCTACATTTGTTGTTTTAGTAGACACAATATCAGCAGCAGAACCTTCTTGTGGTTCTTTTTTTGGACGACCTTTAGTTTTTGCAGAGTGTCCTTTACCAGTTTCTAATTTATAAAGATCTAAAGCTTTAACAGCTAAAGTAACATTATCAGGATTGTTATAAATCCAATCTTGAATTTGATCCGGTTGCTCCTGCGCCCACTCATGAAAGCCATCGTCTCCTCTAATTTCATCAAAGTCAGGATGCCTTTCTTTCAACGCAGCCTCAGCTTCTCGCGCTGCAATCTCTGCTTCCCGTTGTTCAATAACAGAAAGTTTAGATCGCAAAGCTTCCACTTCTTGTTGGCTTCGCATGTGTGCTACAGTTTCTACCGTATCATATAAATCAGGATATTCTTCTCTAAAACGTGCTAAGTCTTCTTCAGATTTAGGAGCTTGATACTGTGGTTGAGCTGCTTGCGCTTGCTCTAAAAGTTCTTGCTCTTTACGTTTAAATTCAGAAAGTTTCTGATCATAATGTTTCTTTAAATCGTCATACCTTTTTTTATAATTAGTTGTGGTTTCTTCTTCGTCAGAAGGGGCCGCTTCTTTTCTGCGGGTAGCCTTTTGAACAGGAGCTTCTTCTTCATAAAACAATGTGTCAGCTTTAGGCTGACGAGGGCCATCTGGCGTATGCCAAGCCTTTTTCATGTTATATGGGTTAGGTTGTTGCTCCTCTAGTTGTTGTTCGGACATTACTGCTCTCCTTTTCTACGGGGCTTGTTTCTTGCAAGGTAGCCAATTTAAAACGTCTTTTAAAAATTTGGGGCTTGTCACTACAAGGTAGCCGTACTATTAAATAACGCGAGTGCCTCTTAAGCTAGGAACTTGGTTTGAGTAAAGCATAGATTTTTTAATTTGCTCGTCTACTCCAGTATTAGGCTCTAGCATGTTACTAGAATCTAATAAACCTCCAGTTGCCTTTCGCGTTGCTATGCCACCATCTGCCATTCGTTCAGCATTATCCATCATTGTTTGAAGGTTTTCTGCTCCGATTTGCTCGGTGGCTTTTTGGGTAATAACAAATTCTCCGTCACTTAATCGTGCAGGGATTGAATCTGATACACCGTCTCCGGGGCCTTCAACTTTTCCAGCCCCAGAAAATTCTGATGCAGTCATTACAACTTTATCAAAAATTTCACTAAGCCTTGGATCTGATTCCAAAGCTCCCATTAAATATTCTTGTTCGTTATCGTCTAGGGATTCTCCTAGTACATAACCCATATAATCATCTTCCATCTCAACGTCTGATACTTGGGTTTCTTCAGCCATTGCCTGCTCTTCAGGCGTGTAAGTATCTACAGGCATCTCAGGCGGTACAAGCATTGACCCACCGTCTGCTCTTTGTAATCTAATTTTTTTAGGTTCTTGGCTAATTCTATTGTTATTATCAAAAAGACCTTCTTCAGGAGTATCCTTTTCCTTTAAAGCTTCGCGCATATCTTCTTCTGAAAAAGAATCTAATTGCATTTGAATTTTTTCTTTTTCTTCTTCATTAGCCGCTTTTTCTTTTTGAGCAAGTAAAGACATAATTTTTTGTTTAAGCTGTTTCATAACGCCGCCTTCTGATTTTCCTTTTCTAACATCGGTAGTATACTTTTTGCCTTTAAACATAAATGTTTCTTTGCCAGCATTATGGGCTTTACTAAAAGCTTTTTCAAAATCTGAGGCCTCTTTAGGCGTAGGTTCTTTATCATTACTCATAAACCAAGCAGTAGAAAGAGCAGTAGTAGGAACAGTTAAAGCTGCTGTACCTAAAATTGCAAACCCTTTACCTCTTCTAGCTTCTCTAGTAGTTTTTGTTCCTCCTAAAGCTTCGGAGTCAGCTTGTCCTGAAGTAGGTTTTTTTGTCATAGCTCTTACAGTTGCGGCTACTTCTCCTAATAAAGAATCAGACTTGCCTCCTCCAGACCTATAACTATTAATTTTATTTGCATCTTTTACAAGACTTAAAGCCACATCTTCTTCATCTGCAATTTTTTGGAAGGTTTCTTTTTTTGTACTTCCTAGAGGAGCAGCTTCAATTTTATCAATAATTGTATTAAGTTTAGTTTTTATTTCTTTTTCAGTAACGTCTTCTTCAAATATTTTAGCTACTCTTTTTGCAACAGGTACAAACGCTTTGGTTAATCCACCTACTACGTATTCTTCCCTTTTCAGCATACTTTTTTTACCCGGCATCTTTTCGCTCCATCTCTACTTTAACGCTATCCTTCAACTGCTCTAGGCGTTCCAGAGAACTCAGCCTCCCCTGACTGCGGTACAGCTCCAGTTCCGATGTTGCCACCGCCAGTACCCGTAGCTCCAAGCTCTTGGCCTGCTGGAGGTACTCCTTGATTGGCTCCCATACCTCCGGGTTGTTCACTACCGGGGCCAGCTTCCGGGCCAGTTGCTTGTCCAACATTATTTTGCATTCCTATAATTTGAGCCATTAGTGCTGCTTCTTCAGGATCATTAATCAGTTCATCTGGATCAAGATCAAGGCTATAAGCAAGCTCGCTAATTAGCTTATTCATTTTAATAAACGGTGCAATAGCAGGATTTTGAGCAGTCTGTAAGAACATAGTTAGTCTTTGGCTACGTACTTCTTTTTGCATCAAACTGTTTGTACCAGTTGCTTTTACTTCTAGATCACCTTTAACTTCTAACTTAGACTCTAGGAATTGCATATTCCATTGGAAGTATGCTTCACCCAGAGGCTTAAGCAAGAAGTCATCAAGATTCTTAATTACAGTTTTAATGTTAAGGGATGCTGCGCCAAGTAGCATGGACATACCCGAAGCAGTTCGCGTCATGCTCTGAACGCCTGTTTGACCGTGTGAATAGCTTGGAATACCTGTCTGTTCGTCTGCAAGCTGTCTGAATTTATCAAACATCATCATGTTTTCTTGTGAGGTATTAGGAAACTTCAAACCATTGATAGCTTGTCCGGGCATCCCCGCCTGTCTTCGGAAGACTTTACCCGGATATATTTCCATGCTTTGACCACCCACAAGGGCAGTTTCGTCTACATCAAAGACTAACGATCCTGATAACGCTAAGTTGTCTATTGCCATACGAGCATGACCATTCATGATCTTTTGAGAATCATCCATGTTCTCAGCAACCCCAATGCCAAAGAAGCTATAGGGGTTACGCTCATAAGGAAAGGCATGATAAGGCAACCTGAAAGGCGTAAACGGATTTACTACTGCCCTCAACATCTGACCATTGCAGATCCAAGCATTAACTTGTACTTCATCTAGGTCATCTACTTCGTCTGGTATCTCCATACCAACTTGGCGAGCATATTCTGCATCAATAACTCCCCAATATTCTAGAACTTCATACTGTCCTGCTCCACTTTCATCAGAACG